ACTCTTGATCCGAGAGAAACATTAATTGTCCGTTCCGTTGAAACCGGACACAAACCTATGATGGCGGCTGTTTATTACAAGGACAGCAACGAGATTTCACACTATACCTGCTACACAAATGACTATATCTACATTCTTGAAAATGGGTTGTTGAAAGAGGTTCATAAGAACCCATTAGGCATGATCCCTATCATCGAATATCCTGCGAACAATGCGAGGATAGGTGCTTTTGAGGTAGTGCTTTCGCTTCTTGATGCACTTAATAATATCGATTCCAATAGGATGGACGGAATAGAGCAGACGGTTCAGGCATTTATCAAGTTCGTAAACTGCGAGATAACACTTGACGAATTTGAGGAATTTAAGGCCGCAGGTGCTATCATGGTATCTTCTTCTGACGGAAGAACAGCCGATGTTGATGTAGTTAAGACAGATTTAGACCAGAATCAGACACAGACAGCAAAAGAGGATATTTACAATTCCATTCTTGAAATCTGCGGTATTCCGTCAAGAACTGGCGGTGCTTCGACATCCGATACTGGAACAGCCGTTATCTTGCGTGACGGATATGCGATGGCAGAATCAAGGGCGAAAGTCTTTGAAAATATGTTCAAGAGATCGGAAATGGATATGCTTGCAGTTGCTTTGTATATCTGTAATTCGACACAAGGCATATCAATAGACCTTAAACCCTGGAACATCGAAACGAAGTTTACAAGAAGAAATTATGAGAACATCGTATCAAAGTCACAAGTTCTTACTTCTATGCTTAACAACGAGAAGATACATCCTATACTTGCGTTCCAGAGCTGCGGATTGTTCCCTGATCCAGAGCAGGCATATGTAATATCTAATAACAGATATGAAGAACTGATGAAGCAGTACGAACCAGAGGAAACAACGGAGGAAAACGAGGATGCGGAATCTGTACGAGCAGACAGACAGATCGCTGAAATCGATCAAACAGACGATAGCGAGAGTTTATAAACGGCTTATAACCCTTGCGTTTGACGAGTTTTCCGCATTGAAAGCCGATGATATAGCCGAGGAAAGCTATGTCATTATGGAAAAGGAGAATAAAAAGCAATTTAAAAAGATAGCAGACGATGCAATAGAATACGCACTTGTATATCTTGAAGAATTGCAGGAAATCTACGGTGGAACAGACTTTTTCTTCGATGAAAAGGAAAAAGAGAAGATAAAGGAAGAACTTACCGCAGATAAAGAGGTTGAAAAGGTTGTCAAGTCATATAACATCGTAACCGGATATTTGTATGACAGAGAACAAAAGAGGAAGCAGGCAAGGCTTAAAGAGGGAATGATGGCGGCAAAGAAAGCCGAAGATCGTGACTTCTATAAGAAAACCATAAAGACCAACACCGATTTATGGTACACACAGAGCAAACAGTATGCCGAGGACATTGCAGACAATACGGTTTTGGATGTGTGGAAAGTGGCAGGTGTTACAAAGATAAAATGGGTGACAATGCGTGATGAAAAAGTCTGTAAAGAGTGCGGACCGCTTGACGGAAAGATATTCGATATAGACAAAGTGCCACCTAAACCACACTATAGGTGCAGATGTTTGAAAGTGCCAGTAGTGATAAAAGGTATTAACACCGATAAAGGTGAGTAATATATACAAAGCCAGAGAAGGCTATAATCGCAGAACAAGCCAGAGAAGGCTATAATCGCAAATCTACAAGCAGACAGAGAAGTCTATAAAACGCAGGAGGACAAAATGAAAGTAGATGTAACAAAGATCGAAGGCTACGAGAGCATGAGTGCCGAAGAAAAGTTAAAGGCTATCGAGAGTTACGAGTTTGCAGAACCCGATTATTCAGGCTATGTGACAAAAGACACTTTTGATAAGACAGCTTCAGAACTTGCAAAGGCAAAAAAGGACTTGAAAGCAAAGTTATCAGAGGAAGAACAAAAGGCCATCGAGGCTAAAGAGGAACGAGAGAAGATCGAAGCCGAACTTGCCGCACTTAAAAAGGATAAGGCTATTTCCGAAAGTGCAAAAAAGTTGATGGCTAACGGATATTCTGAAGAACTTGCCAATTCAAGTGCAATCGCTTTGTATGACGGAGATTTTGATACTTTCTTTAAGAATCAGAGTAAGCATTTAGAACAGTTTGCCACAAAGGTAAAGTCTGACTACATTGCTACTACACCCTATCCGCAGGGCGGTGCGGAAAAAACATCAGTTATGACTTTGAAGGAGTTCAGAAAATTGCCTGCCGACCAGAGGGAAAAGTGGGCAAGAGAGAACCCTGAAGAGTATAGATTACTTTATGGAGGATAAGTAAAATGGCAGCAGTAAACCACAAGATTTACGACAATTTCTATCTTGCAAATGAGATTGAAGATCAGTTCAACACAAAGATCGATTTGCAGAACTACTTTGTAGTTGACAACACATTGACCGAAGGTCCTGGAATGGTTAAGAAGATCAACAGATATTCTGCAACCGATTCCACAGAGGAACTTGCAATGGGGCAGGGCAACTCAAAGTCTATTGAAGTATCTTTCAAGACACGTGAATATCGTGTCAAGTTGGCACAGAACCAGTTCGATTACTATGATGAGCAGGAAATGACTGATCCTATGATCGTTCAGACAGGTATTCGTAGAATGGCTTCTGGTATGTTCAACAAGGTTGATGCAGACTTCATGACAGAGTTGAAGAAGGCTACAATGACACTCACAGCAACAGAGTGGGATATTGACCTTTTTGCCGATGCTGTTGGTATGATCGACAACACAGGCACAGACAATGCACCTGAATCAATCCGTGCGTTCTGCTTTATGAACCCGAAGGACATCGCAAAGATTCGTAAGTTGGCAAAGGAAACTTTGCAGTATAACGAGAGCTTTGCAAGACAGGGTTATGTCGGTACTCTTTATGGAGTTGACATCATCAGCAAGAAGAACCAGGTAGAGGGTGAAACAGAGGTTGCTATTCAGCAGGCTGTAACACTTTTCAACAAGAAGGGTACTATTGTTGAGCAGGACAGAAACGCAGCCCCTGCTGATGTAGGTAACACAAGACACAACTATATTTGGTCAGAGAAGTATTACCTTGTTGCCCTTACAGACGATACAAAGGTTGTTAAGATCATCATTGATTCCACAGTTGTTACACCATCTGTCACATTGAGCGATTCAACAGCTTCTATCGATGTAGAGGAAACAAAGACACTCACAGCAACAGTTGTTCCTGAAGGCACAGCAGTAACATGGACTTCTTCTGATAGCACAGTTGCTACAGTAGCAGACGGAGTTGTTACAGGTGTTGCAGCAGGTGAAGCTACTATTACCGCAAAGATCAATGTAAACGGCACAGATTACACAGATACTTGTGCAGTAACAGTAACAGCAGGTTAATAGGCAAATAGGAGGCAGATAATGACAGACGAAGAAAAAATGCAGATACTTGTTTCAAAAGATAATGCTAACGAATCTCCCGAAGCATTATCTGCCGCTTTGCTTACTGCAAAGTATGCGATTATGAGCAGAGCCTTTCCTTACGAAAAGGACATTACGGCTATACCTTTCCCTGAAAGATATGATATGTTGCAAGTTGACATTGCAAATGTTCTTATCCGCAAGGCAGGGGCAGAGGGTGAAACAACAAGAATCGAGAACGGAATACATCGACACTATGAAAGTGCCGATATTCCGCAATCGATGCTTATGCCGATAATTCCCAGAGTGGGGGTAATCAAGTAATGTTCCGTTGCATGAAAACAAATAAGAGGGGCAAAATCTGGTACGCATTGTATCAGAGTTCAAACGAACTAACCGAAGTTAAAGACGGATATACACTTTATACTGGAGAAAAGGGCGGTGTTTATTCCGAACTTAAATCTGCGAGTGTAAACATATCGCCTAACAAAGGCGATGCCGAAAGTGATGTATTCGGAACGGATATTCAATATGACAAAGTTCTTGTATTCGACAAAACTGGTCCTACTGATATTGACGAGTATTCAAGATTATGGATAGATGTTGAGCCGTATGTCGATAAACAGTTGCAGCCGCACGATTACGAAGTTGTGAGCATTGCGACAACACACGACAATAGTGCATATTCAATAGCCGTTAAAAGGGTAAAGAGGAATGAAAAGGGTAATTAATGTTCCGTTATCTCATTCTGGCATCGATGCCGCAATCATCGAACTTAAAGCCTATAAAATGGACTTTGAAAGAAAATGCAAGGCGGTAAGGCATGAAGTGGCAGAGCGAGTAAAGCAAAAAGCCGAAGATATGTACCTTTACGCAACCTATAACGATTGGGTAGATGGACATACGGACAGAGCATTAGTGCCGATCGTTGTTGAGGAAACCGAAAATCAATCTATTGTCATAGCTGGTTATCCTGCTATCTTCATAGAGTTTGGTGCAGGTGTAACTCATAACGGACCAGTTTTCACATCGCCTCACCCTATGGGTTATATTCTAAACTTTACTATCGGTAGTTACAGACAAGGCAGAGGTTGGGCAGAGTACGGACCATACAAGGCTTTTGGTAATGCCTCAAAAGGACAGTTTGAATCGTGGTATGTACCCGATAAAGGCTTTACAAGAGGTACACCGTCACAGAGGGTTTTGTGGAACGCAATGCAATTAACTTTAGCCGAAATGGACGATATTATTAACGAGGTATTTAACGATGATTGATGTTCAAGCCGAATTATACACAATAGGAAGAAACGCAGTTATAGCCGAAT